GAACAGGCAAATGAACTATGTAAATTAAGTTGTACTGATAGAATTTATGCTCATGTTTTTCGAGATCAGTTTAATCAAATGAATGAGATAGTTGCTCTGATTACGCAAGGATATGAGAAAATGGTAGAAGTTAAAAAAGGTTTAGAACACACCTTTTCCGATTCTTGGATGAAATCTTTAGAAGGAACTAACGTTAAACTCGAATACACTCCTTATGTCGATAACATACAATCCTAATAGCGATAATATCTTTGACGTCACCAACGAAAAGACTGATCATAAGACTGATTACAGGACTAATTATGATACTGATCCAGGGAGAGTAACTAAGGTAGAAAATTATCAACATTGTTGGAAGAACTATTGGGGTAATACAGTATGTGATACTAGACAACGTACAGTTACGGACTATGACAAGATAAGAAGAAATGATGAAATGAATAAAGGTAATGATAAAACAAACAAAGATAATACAGTTTTAAATGAAAAAAACACTAAAAGAAATAAAGCCTACGCAGATGCTGTAACTACAGCTAAAACAACACAGTCTGGAGAATATGCTGTTAAGAGAAATGAACTCAGAGCTTCAGATGTTGATGATGAAGCTAAATCTACTTTAGAAGGTGTATTTAAAGCTTTTTACAGAGACAAAAAACTCCAAACGTGGGATTCTAATTTAGGCACTAAACCTGACTATGGAGATTTTGATCCTTCTTATTATGAGAAGATTTATACAAACGTTAAAAATAAGTATAAACAATATGAAGACGATGATGATATAGATGTAACCGAGGGTTATGGAAGGGAGAACTATTATTACTGGCATTACACTAATCAGGGTAAAGCAGAAGGTAACCGAGGTAATAAAGCTGAAGTATTAGCACAGGCTAGAGATTATCTAGAAGAATCTCCAGAGTTTGCTGAAGGAGGTTGGGAGAACCAGACAGATACGGAACTAGCTTTTATAAGAGACCAGCAGTTAGGCATCAGTGACAATCAAACTGAAAGATTTCTAAATGTACCAGAGATTGCAAGTCTTTGGGAAGAAGCAAAGCAAGCAAGTCAAGAAGGAAGCTCTAATCATTTTATTAATCTTGGGAAAGAGTATTTTTTAGATGTAAATAAAGCAGATGAGTTTGCCTCATTGTTCCGTCTTTCTAACAGAGCTGAAGATAAAGAAATAAGTTTTAATTACAATCTAGAGAATGGTAATGCTACAGGAATTACTGACCTAGAGGATGCTATTACTGGAACAATAGGTGCTGAAGGACTTACAGATACGAAAAAGTTTGCAGCTTTAAATCAGAATGTTCTTAAAGATTCAATTAATGAACTAAAAAAAGCTAAATTAAAAGAACAAGAATTAGAAATGCTTCAAGGTTTTGGAACCTTTGGGGAAATATTTGATATAAATAAAACTTTAACTGACTCTTTACTAAATGATACTGGGATAGGAGGCTACCTGCCCTTCACAGGAGGGAAGAGCGGCTTCGATGCAGAAACACTAGAGGAACAGCTTAAAGGTGTTACAGGCGTTAGTAATGAGGTTGTATACAACTGGCAAGAATGGTTTGATACTAGTATTAAAGAAAAATATCAACAAGATCTTGATTTAGGTTTTTCCATAGAGGAGGCAGAAGATAATGTACGTATACAGAAAGAATTTGCAGAATCTTATATAACTGATTATCTACAACCTAGATTTGATGAGTCTCGTTCCATGAATGAGTTTGTAGATTACTTGGATGTTAGACAAGAAGAGCAGAACCCTTTCCAAACACAAAGTTTGCTAAATGCTTTAAATGAAATAGGAAATAGGAGAGCAAAAACTTTCTTAGACCAGATAAGACAAGATGCTGTCGATGCAGGAGGAAAGAGAGGTTTTAATTCCTCTTTCTATTTTGATCCTACTGCCAGTGAAGGAAGTGCAGAAAATGAAAAGTACATAAGACAGAGAGATACCATTGCTTCCGATTGGGATCAAGCTAGGGATAATCCTGATGCTGTTATAGAGGGTTTAGGATATGACACTACATGGAAAGCACAGGCATACAGATATGGAACTGATATTAATAACCAAGATCAATTTGCTCGTTTACACTACCAGATAAAAGGTAAAAACCCAGATTTTAGATTTGATGGTGCAGAGGACATCGTTAATATAGATAAAGTAAAAGAGCTTTTATATGACAACATTTTACCTGCGTTAGAAAAAGAAGTAAAAAACACTAAAACTATATTTGGTAATTTTATAAGACCAGAAGAATTTGCTGACGATATGTTGGAAGGTTTAGATCCTAATCAACCTGAAACTTGGAATGCAGCTTTAGAAGATTTAGGACTAGAGGATTTTCAAGGAACTCTAGAAGATTTAAAAGAGTATATATCCAGTACTCTAAGAACAGGATCTGCTGAAGATATAAGAGCACAGATTAAGTTTCTAAATAAGAAACGTGAAAAGCCAGATCAATACTTATTAGGGGTCGAATATATTGCAAGAGAAGAGGATTATAATCCAGCTGATAAATTAGAAGGAGACACACAGCTATACAAAATATTTCAGGATGCAGGATATGAAGGGTCAGAAGATGACTTTTACGAGAATGTATTCCCTGATTTAGATCCAGGATCACAGGAGATATTATCTCAAGTTGGGTCTAAAGATGGGAGAATAACATTAGAGGGATTCGGAAAAGATTACACAAACGATCCTTTTGCTGCGTTCGCTGGAATAACCAGACTTACTGGAGATGATTCGGATATCTACGGAGGCGTAGACAAAGAAGAAGAGGAAGAAGAAAAAGACGTAGCTGATTCATTTAGAATCTTTGCTGATGATGACGACGATGAAGATGAAAGTATATTTGGGACATATAAAAAGACTAAGTCAGGGCAAAATATATTAGATGATTATAAAAAAGGTCTCGGTTTCGATAGTTTCTTTTAACTTTACACATGTCTGATAAACGTAAAAAAGCAGCAAGTGCAGCGAAGATAGCTAAGGATAAATTGGCATGCAATAAAGCAAAAAGAACTCCTAAACATCCTACTAAGTCTCATGTAGTAAAAGCATGTAAAGATGGTAAAGAAAAGATTATTAGATTTGGTCAACAAGGTGTAAAAGGAGCTGGTAAAAATCCTAAAACAGCAAAAGAAAAAGCCCGTAAGAAGTCTTACTACGCCAGACATAATGCACAAGACTCTAAACCTGATATATTCTCAGCAAGATATTGGTCCCATAAGGTGAAATGGTAAATAAAATTGTGTATGATTATAGTAAGAAGTAATTACTATTATGTCCGGGTTTTCTAAAGCCATAGAGTTAATTTGTAAGTATGAAGTTTATAACGAACAGTCTTATTGTGACCCCGTAAGTAATAAAGAACCTTACACCTTTGGATATGGAACACAATACTATCCAGATGGATCTCCAGTTAAAAAAGGACACCGCTGTACCCAGAAGAAAGCTTTAGACTTTTTATTACATGAACTATATGTAATTAATGATGAGCTAGATAAATTACAGTTAGATATTGATAGTTCGATGAAAGAATCTTTGATATCTTTTATACATTCAATAGGATGGGAAGCTTTTTTATATAGCAGCGTAGTTGATTATATTACTGCTCAAAAGTATCATGCTGCCGCAGATGAGATGAATCGTTGGATATTTGACCATAATCATCAGGCATTAGGTCATCTATTACATAGAAGACAAGAAGAAACTAAATTATTTTTATCAGAAATAGATACCAATGTATCTTCGTTACCAAACATTCTTTTAACAGCTGTTAAAGAGTACTGTGGTCACCCAAATCAAATACAGGCACTGGTAAATTTAGAGCAGAGAATGAACCCTTATATACTTACTGAGTTCATGAATACTTTCGCAATTGAGGTAAAAGATATAGGACCTACTGTAGGAAACGACACATATTACGAACTTACCTATGGTGATTTTGATAGATAGGCGTAGAATAGGTGTAGAAAATAGTAACAACTAATGGAAAATTCAGTTGAGCCAAAAGCATTCCAACTGCCGTTAGAGCTACAGTTTTCCATGAGGAAAGCTGAGATGAGAGCCACCGAGATGACTTGGGATCAGCTTTACTTCGCCTTGTTAAGCTTGTATCACCAACGTCTAATGGAATGGTACGCTCTCAAGTCTCTTATGGCAGAAGAAAATGTTGATATAGATTTTGATGTTCCAACGGACATTGAACTATTAGATCTTGTCGCCAAATCTAAAAAACATCTTGAAGAAGAATTAGATGAAGACGACGATGAACCTCTAGCCATTTAAGTTTATTAGCCTGTTTAAATACCAATTAGCTTTCTTTAAGGACTCTGTTCCTCCTTTTTTACGTTCACGCCACATATACTTAGCTACATTACCTTTTAAATAACCACGGAATTCTTCTGGAGTAAGCTGTGCTTCTATTGCTTCTATGCATTCCACAGCACCAGCTGCATAGTGCATTGGTTTATCTACAGGATCAAAAAAATGTAAAGGTTTCTCAAGAGAAGGCATAGGACAGAAGCCGTCAGTACATTCTTCCATTGTTTTATTTACTTCCCTGTTTTCGAATTCTGAGAGCCTAACGCCAGTAAGAGGGTTTTTGGTCTCACTGAAACCCCTGGATACCTTTCCACTGCTTCCTCCATCGATGGAATATAACCCGTCATACCCGGTCTCTGACCCTCCAGTCCCAGATTCTGTCTCTCCATTCCCTCTTCGCATACTGCTAATCCTCGATTATACATATCATACAGAGGAATATCATTTTTTTCATTATCTATTTCAGTACCGAAATCTTCTACAGATAGACCTCTACATTTAACTTCGTCTTTAACGAAATCATTTAAAAAGTTAGTTGCACCAAGCATGACTATATAGGGTATGATTTCTTTCTCTTACAATGGTATCATGGCAAGATTCTACGATCCTACTTACGACCCTACGCAAGACTCAGGTACTTCAGGGTCAGAGATAACCGACTTAAATCCTGAGCAAGGATATGATGTAGACCTACGTCGTATTGATATAGATAAACGTGGAGACGTGGAAGATATAAATGATGATCAAGGCAGAGTTAAAAAATTCTTTAAAGCAGCAAAAGCAGCTGGTTCCTTTAGACAAAGATCAGGTTTTGATGAACCTTCTTTAGGAGGACGTATACCTGTAGGTAAAGCTGATATAGGAGGTGTTGAGTTACCAAGTCTTAGAGGACGAAACTTTGGAGGACCTGGAGGAGGGTCTACAGAGTATGCAACTAAACCAAAACCACAGTTTGGTAAATCCTTTTATATGTAACTAAACACCTATAGGTTTGTTTATATTTTTTCTTTTCCTTTCTGGATAATCAATATCACAAGGATTACCTCTATAAAATAACAATTGAGTAATGCCTTCATTGGCATAAATTCTATTAAATAAGGAGGTGCAATTACTAATCTGTAATGTTAAATAGCCTTCCCATCCACTTTCAGCTGGAGTTATATTACAGAAAATTCCTGACCTCGCATAACTAGATTTTCCAACAGCAACAACAGTAATATCTTTAGGTAATTTTAACTTTTCTTCTGCTCTACATAAACAATATCCAAAAGGGGGTAATATGAAGTATTTACCTCTCTCATCTTCGTGTAATTCAGTAGCTTTTAATATGTCGGAATCAAAATCTTTGGGATCACAAGTACCTGAGCCAGTGCCTCCAAATAGTAAACATCTTTCTTCGGATAGACGTATGTCATACCCATAAGAACCTAAACCATAACTGAGAGTTTTCTTACCATCAATTTCCTTAATCTCCTTTGATACAAAGGGTTCTATCATGTTTTCCTTTTCAACAAGATGTTTAATTTCCCAGTCAGATAAGATACTCATAATCCCCTTTTGTGTTCTTCGAGTATATCTAATCTAACAAAGGAGTCTACCTTTTTCATCATAAATATCTATGAACTTTTCTATCATTCTTGAAGAGTCCTCTATTGGTGGTAAATATACAAGAAAGGATGTACAAGTTTTATGCGAACTAACACCTTTACTTGTATTTTTTAACAACGTAGGTGCAGTCTTTAATATACAAATAGGGAAGTCAAATATCTTTTGTTCGTATCTAATCATGTCCGGACAATTTGTAAAATAGAGTCCTTGTTTTACTTCTTTAGCTAACCACGATTTATATAACTTACGAAACCAAACTGCATGGGAAGAAGTTAAACTTGGAGATGATGCACGAGTCATCTTCCACTTATCATTTTTCTTGTCCCAAAAGTATGCACCACTTGGAGGAAAGAGATAAACATTACCGTACCATTGTTGACAATTAAGACCATCATCACTGGGCGTAAAGTAACTATCAGCCTCTACATATGTGTTTGCTACTTTTGAACTAGCTACATCTAATTCAATACCTTCTAATAGAGCATGAGCAGATGCAATTAGGTCGTAATTAGTAATTAATTCTAGGTCTTCTCTCCTTTTGGTGACATCATGTATAGGCATTAATTAAGAGAGCAAGGAGATGCATCTACTTTATCGAAGTTATCATAATCAATCTCAACATATCTAATACCTTCATTGTCCAGTATCATGTAACCAGATACTCTTGCTGGGTCAATTTGTTCTGCTTTATTTAATATTCTTTTTAAACTTTCACCTAAATCATCGTTATTAAGAGATTCACATAGACGTATATCTTCTCTAAGGTCATCTAATGTACACCAAGCATCTTTTTCTTGTGTTGGTATTAGACGCATAACACCAGGACCTTTAAGTTTCCAGAACTTTAAATATTGTTCTCCTTGATCAGCAAGGATGAATTTGATTGTTGTATCTAAAAAAGCAGCCTTCTCTGGGTCCATCTCTGGACCAATGACTGAGGCGATTAAGCGTTCTCTTCTGTTCATTTTTTTAGTAGTCCCTGTCTAGTTAATGAGTCAAGTAGTTTAGGCATCGGTTGATAAAGAACAACCATTTTTCCTAAAATACCACGCTTCTTTACTAATTTGCCATTACTATCTCTTACTTTATTAAACTCTCCTGACCTAATTAAATATTCAGCTACACAACGTAATCGTCTTTTTAAAGGTAACTCAGCCTTGGGAAACTTACCGCAAATAGTATCTGGGGTCATATCTTTAAAAGCAATTCGTAATCTGTTCGCTAAAGTCATATTTGAATTAGCATCTTCTTCCTCATAAGTTTTAACATTTTCTAGGTATCTTTTTAAACAACCAGTGTCAAATGAACCTTCTGGAGGTATAAACATTTCCACTTGTAATTGTAA